TTGTATGTGATCTTGCGTATAAGTACTATCCTTCATTCACATCCATTCACGTTCGTTTAAACCTGTTTCACCAGTTCCGCGTCATTACTGGTAATAACGCATATATATGTTTCATACCGTTTCACATTGATCCCTTTCGTGCCGTAAGATGTGTGTACCAAATTGCGTACCAAATCTAACTTAGGCAGGCAAGGAACTATGCCCCTTAACGACACGAAACTTAAACGTATTGACGGAAAGCCCTATGATGGGCCTGTTGAAATTCCTGATGGTGGTGGATTGTCTGTCAGGATCAGCCCCAAAGGACTTATAACATTCCAGTATCGCTATCGCTTCAATGGAAAGCCTGTACGTCTAAAATTAGGCGTCTACGGAAGCATGTCCATTAAAGAAGCAAGAGATGCGGTGGAGGTTTGCAAGAAGTGGTTGAGTGAAGGCAAGAATCCAGCCGTCTACAGAAAGCTGGACAAGAAAAAGAAAACTGAATCTCCAGATATCGCCACTTTGGTTAATGAATGGCTAGATACACCATCCGCTAAGGATCTGGTCAAATACGAATACTGGAAGAGGATGCTTAAACTTCATGTCACCGATCTGTATGGACAATTGATTGTCGACGACATGGACCCCACGCACTGGGAAAAGATTTTTCTCGCAATTACGAAATCCGGCTCTCCTGTACAGGCAGGAAACGTACTGGTGAAAATGAAACAAGTGATAAAGTATGCACTTCGTAGAAAACGGATTACGTCTAATTCGCTAATGCTTCTAGAACTGACTGATGTTGGTAAATTACCAGAAGACGGGGAGCGGTTTCTCAACGATGTTGAAATAGGGAAATTCTGGCTAGCTATCGATAAAACCAGAATGTCATGGCAGAACAAAATGGTAATGCGATTGCTTCTGTTAACTGGATGTCGTGGGGTTGAGTTAAGGCTTGCGAGGAAGGTGGATTTCGATCTTGATGGTAGGATATGGGTTATCCCGAAAGAAAACTCAAAGACCAGAAAGCGGTTTGTGCGTGGCTTGTCTGAGCTATCTGTTGAGTGTCTTAAGCAGGTATTCGAGGTTTATCCAGGCAATTCTATAGTTTTTCCTCCAGCGACACTACAGGAGGACAGGCCGATGGCTGCGGGAACAATTATTTCACTGGCAGAACAGGTAGAAACAATGATGGATTGTCCACACTGGTCTGCACATGATCTTCGGCGTACCTGTAAAACTAAAATGGCTGAATTGGGCGTTGCGCCACATGTTTCTGAAAAAATACTTGGGCATAAACTTACCGGGATGCTGGCAGTCTATGACCAGTATGATTACATCCCGGAGCAGCAGGAGGCAGCAGATAAATGGGCTCAGAAGGTACTTGATTGCGCATCAGCAATCAGCCCCTTATCTTTGCAGAACTGAATGACCTCAACATAACGGAAAAGAGCCCCTCCTTTTGGAGGGTGAAGTTCTGTTACTTCCTTTGGGAATGGGGTGCCTGTTTGCTCCCACTGTTTACGTTTGCGGTAGAATGTGGTTCTGGAGATGCCACCCAGCATCTCCTGTACGCGCTCCCGGTTTATAAGAACCGGTTGAATATTGATTGGTTGCATATTCAACTATCTCCATAAAACAAAACTCGCCGTAGCGAGTTCAGATAAAAGAAATCCCCGCGAGCGCGAGGATTGTTATTGCTGCGGTGATGCCAGCAGTGGAGGCAACATCATCCATAGATACACTTCATCAAGTCCGAATGATGTTCCATCATGCAGGTCTAGCCAGTCGTCAATAACTTGCCGGCTACGTATTCACCATGCTTTGACACTGCTGAAATGTAAGCACCTTGCTCAGGCATCCGCTCACTACAGCTTATCCAACCATCCTGAGTTACTGGAGAGCTTCCAGCGAACTCGGGCATATCTGGACCTTTTCTGATAGCTTTAGCCAGCTCCAGCGGGTCATCGTAAAGCCAGTCGCCTGTAAGTGGGGGTTTGCTTCTGCAAGCTGCGCAGCCCATTCAAGGCCGTCTTTTTGACCTTGCAGATAATACAGCGCCAACTCATCATGATTACTTACAGGTTCGACCCCCTGAAGCATTGCGGCGCGACAGGAATCCATAAATTCCAGCGCTGTCATTAGGTCACGCCTGTTGACCTTGCAAGAATGCTCATCAATGTGGTGCCATTCACTTAGATGGTCAGCCTGATACTGGAAACGCTCAATGATGCCACTGATATCATCCGGCACTACCGGCACTGGCTGCTCTTTGAATTCGTCGGCATAATGAATAACCCGGTCAATGAGACGCTGTATCCAGCGCTCTATCTGGAAATTAAACTCTTCCTTTGATTCAGGTAACGCAACACCAACAACACCCAACGCCTTGTCCAGATTTTTAGGGATAAATTTTTTGTCTACCGGCACAGGCTGGGCGTGACGATAGAGCGGGATATCTCCCACCTCCTGGTTTTGTTTACCCCAAATCAAAGAGGTTTCTCGACCCCTGGCAATATGATGAAGATTTCGTTCGTCGGTGAACACAACGGGGTCGGCACCTTTCTCCGCTTCGAGCGATGCCAGTGCGATACGCGCCAGCTTCAATTCGAATATCTGCGCTTCCCACCCATTAGCTAAATCGGATTCAATTTGCTCAATGAATGCCTTAACTTCTTCTTTGGTAATAGTGGTCATACTGCCCATCCTCTGCGTTGATGCCCCAGCGCGTAGCGTGCTTCTATCGGATCGTCTTCTTCGTATTCGCAATTAACGCTTTTAACCATTGCCATACAGCACTCGTTACAGCACCGATAGGACATGAGTTCGCCGTCGAATTTCCAGGTCGTACTACGATGATTTTCACCTTTTAAAATTTCACCAGCGCAAATGTGGCATTTGTATTCACCGCGGGAGGTAACAATTTTGTTTGATAGTTCGGTATCGAATGGTGTTCCGAAATCACCTTCGAAAAGGTCAAAATCCAGCGCGGCATCTAAGTCCTGCTTATTATTGGTAATAGTGGTCATGCTGCGCTTCCTTCTGTCTTGTTCACGATTACGCCGCCGTCACAGTGTGGGCACTTCTCACCCTGCTGGCCTCGCTTATCAATTACTCGACCGTATGAGCAGCGATAACAGCGCAGTTTTTTGGCCTTATCTGTAGCTCTGATAATGTCCCTTCCAAACCCCATAGACACGCGCTCCAGATAGCCGCGATTTATCAGGTTCTCAGCCATCACCCCGACTTTCACCGGGAGAAGCGGATCACCATCCCACAGCGCTGTTTTTCTGGTTGGGGAGATTTCAATTTCCCAGTAGTGAACTATGGCGGGCTTTAAAAACTCACGCTCACGTTTATTGAGTGGCTTATCCATCAATCCCCCTTAACCTTGATGCCAGCGGCGCTCTCAAGTAATTCGTCAGCGGCCTGAATTTCAGGATGTTCGTCATAATCAGGCAGGTAGCGACGGGCTACTGCTGCAAGGCTATTTAGCACCTTGCAGTGTTCTGCTATGCGGTGTTCTGCGGCCTCCAACTTTTCACGCGCATCCCGCATATCATCACGCAGCGCCAGCGCCACGGCTTCGATCGCGTCTTTTTCCCGCTGGAGTTGAATATTCTCGTCAAGCAGCGCCAGCACGGTATCGGGGTTAGCGGCGGCGATAAACTCAGCGTTACGCTTGGCCGTTTCATCCCATGCCATGTGGTAATCGTGATCCCATTCGGTGTGGATGCACGCAGCAGTTGAGTTAATCATGTCGAGCAAAGATTCGTGACCGACATACACCGCGTATGAGTGGTAGCCAGACACCCTATCTTCGCCCTCGCCATATTCGCCGTCAGTATCGACAACATCAGACCACCATTCGCCTTTTGTCGCCTTCTCCGCCACTTCACGTAGCGCCCGTTTGTCTATTGTCACGCTGCACCGCCTTTACGAGGTTGGGCGGCGAACTCGCAAACTGTTACACCGCCTTCTTCTGTGTAATCTGCTGACGAGATATGCAGACCATGAACAATGCTGCCGTCGTCACGTTGAATGTTGCCAACCCACAGCAGTCCGTCAGTAAAATCACCGTACCCGGATTCATGACCGTCACCACATTGTGAACAAATTAACTCAATGTCCGATGGCTCAAGGAAAATTTGTTGAGGGACAAGCACGTAACCATCAGGGATTGCACTTGCCCGCACTTCAGCCAGCGCCGCGTATTTAGCCTCAAGTTCCGCATAATCACTATGACGCACCATATCAGTACAGAATGATTCTCCTGTTATTGGTGGTGATAACTGGTCACTGACAATTGTGTATATTTTCACTTCTTTCATTTCTTCCCACTCCGCAACATTGCATTCAGATATTTGTTTTCATTAACTGATGGAAAACTATTTCTCGCCAGCATTTCTTCGCGTGGAATATCTTTGATGGGTTTGAAGCGGTGTCGAATAATCATTTCCGATGGAAGGATTCCGGGGTCGTAGGACAAACCTCTCATGATGAATTCCTCAGTTATTGCTGATAGCGCCGTAACGCGAACGGTAATCACGAAGGCGCTGGTCTGTTTCAATGAATTTGGTGTAAGTGGCTTTGCGGAATGGCCGGATGGATGTCTGGTAAATTCGCTCGCGTTCTTCTTTCTCTGCAAGCCATATACAGTGGCGAAATTCCTTTTCCTCTTTCGTTTCCTGCGGTAGCGACATTATCAGGTCGTAGTTTTTTCTGAATTTATCCAGCACCTCCGATACGGAATTGCCGGAACAGCGGCGCGGGTCATCCGCACCATACAAAGGCGCTGGCATAATTTACTCCAGGGTAGGTTATCCGAATAATGTGGTACGTATAGGGTTATTTCTTTCGTAAACGTGATAGCCTGCTTTTTACCGACTCTTCACTTCGCCCGAGAATTTTTGCTACATTTCTTTGTGTATAGCCTGATGAGATAAGCGTCTGCATTCTTTTGTCTTCGTCGTCGCTCCATCTTGGCTTAACGAATGCCGTTTTTAATGACAGTTTTTTTGCTATGTAATAAAACTGATTTATGTTTAGGCCCAGATGTTCTGCTGCACGGCAAGCTACCATGCGACCGCAAACTGACTCCATCTCCGCTGGAGTTATGTTTAATCTTCTCATTAAGCCACCTGTTTAAGCTCATTTATTCTGATGTTCATTACCTGAACGCATTTTGTCTGCGCATCATCGTGACCATCCAATAATTGCCAGTCATGCTGATATCTCTCAATTAGCTTTTTCTTGTCAGTTTCTGTTGCTGCATAATCGCTGAAGTCTTTCAGGATTTGTTCGCAGTCAACCGATGGAGATTTCTGGTTGGTATTTTCTGGTGATGGTTGATTGCATGATGCTGGCATGGCCCAGTCCGGCAGCGATGGAGGGAGCCAGTAAAATCCTGTTCCATCCTTCATTTTGGCCCTGTGCCATCCTTGTTTCTTATCACTGGATATCTGCGCAAAACCTTCCTCAAGGTTATACAGATACCGACCAATTCCCCACTGAACGGCAGCACGCTTCATTGCGCCGGAGCGACCACCTTTGACGGCTTCTACCTGTGTGTTTTCAGCAGCATCCCATTTAGTTACCCATTCGGAATCAATCTTGATTGATATGCCGCATTCAACGCCACCGTTGTTGGGTATATCGCGGTATTCATTGCGCCATCCTGCTTTGCCGCAAACATCGTCCAGGCGTTTCATGATTGCCCTGTTCGTGACATAAGCCAGCACCATAGCCCACACTTTGCCATCACGTGTTTTACCACTTTGCTGTATTCGCCATTCGATATCTTCAGGATTGAATGGGGCGTCGAATTTATTCAAATCCATAATTCACCTCAGAATGGTAATTCGGAAGGATTAGCCAGAAATTCACCTTTGTTTATTCGCTCGTTTTTGGCTAATGAAAGGCAATTTCGTTTCATCGATTTATTACCTGACTTGCGCCAGTACATTGCCTCTGTCAGGTGATACTGACGTTTTAACCTGCTCAACTCCGGTGTCCTTGCTAAGTCCACTGGTATCATTTCAACCTCCATTCGCGAAAGGATTCTACAGCTTCGCGATACATTATTTTGTCACCAAGATAAACAGCAATTGCGAATTTAGACTGAATAGCCATAAGTGATTTATCCATTACACGGCACTCCTGGTTGATTCAGGATATCGACCAGACGTTTCCATCCGGCCCGTAATTTTCTGGTGATACGCTCTAAAAGTGATTCATTAAGGTGTGCGATACCCATGACGGCACCGCCCGCGATAGCAAATGTCATCGTGGGATTCTCCATTTTCATTTATTGGCATAGCGAAAACGCCTCGATATGAAGCGCTATTGATATACTGGTAAAAAAAGCCGCCCTGACTGCGAGCGGCAAATAACATCAAGGGATGATTTTTCGATTAACCAGAACGAGTCGTCGTCCTCGCTTGGTTACGAGCGATATTGCTCACATAGCAGACTCGTAAATCTGCTATAGGTGCTTATTCGCTGCCAAAAATACGCTTACCCAGTTACTTCATCTGCATATTCTTTACTTGTTAACCAATCCGGGCGTTCACCTTTACCAATATAGAAATCGATAATGTCCAGAAGACGTGGATAAAATTTAAGAGCTTTACGACCATCCATCTCAGCAATTTCCTGCTTACTATATTTTCTCCATTCCTCAACTGTGTGGTTCTGGCATCCTGCTCGTACATATTCACCGTTCGTTATACTTATGAAGTATTTCTCACCCAGAATTACGAAAGTGAGATCAGGCAGGTCGGCATCGCGCAGGTTGGCAC